CCGTATAGACGCTGTAGTCGAATATCTGGATGTCAGTCATTGCCTGTCCTTTTGTCGGTACTCCGACCCTAGAACATAGATCAAGCCTTAGGTGGGATTTCCCCGAACACCTTTAAGAATGCGGCTTTTACCCAGATCACCGAGTCTGCAGCCTGTGGAGAAATCTCGATGTGGAACCACCGCCCGCCAGGTGCACCTGACACGGTTTTGCTGTCATAGTTTTTCCAAGCCTGTCGGTCGCAACGCCATGCCGCGCCGAATTCTTTTGGGAAATAATCGATCACCATTTGTATGCCCAACTCATTTGCATTAGCAATCATTTTGTCAATAAATGCTTTAGCGTTTTTGCGTGTTGCGTTTGGGTTCTTTTCGGTTGTAGTAAATCCAGCATCCCAGGCTCGACCTGTTGCATGGACACTTAGGGTTCCTGGCTTCCCTTTGACGTCGCGCTGACCCCAACTTCCAAGATTGACAAACGCGCCATTTGAGTGCGCAGTCACTTGCTTAATAAACTCGTTCATGCCGGCACGGGGCGCTGGTGATGCACCGTCAGCGTTGCCGATGTAGTCGCGTGCGTTTGGCACGCCAGCCTTAGCCTTTGCTACTGCCACGACCAAACTTCATGTCTTTAGGATTGAAGTAACGCAACGCTGTTGGGCAGACCGCGCCAATCGCAGCTGCTAAAAGTGCGGATGGGTCGGTGTTGCCTGTTACGGCGAGTGCAACAACGGCGGCGAGCATTGAACGCCCGTATGAGGCGAGTAGGGCTTTGTCACTTGGTTTCATTGGTTGGCTCCTTCGCTTTAGATTTTAGCCCGTTTGAGGCCACAAGACCTGACAACGTGCCGGTCATAAATACGGTCAAGGTTGATAGCAGGTCTATAAACGCAGCGTCATTGGGTGATTGATGGCCGATCGGTTGGGTTACAAACATCAGCGCATAAACAAATCCGAGCACGGTGACGGCAAAGACGCTGGCAAGGATAATTCCGACTATCACGATTAGTCGAGCGTGTAGTTCTTCAGGCTTCAGTCTTGGTCTCATAAATCAGGTCTTTTGTGCAGGTGCCAGATGGGTTGCAAAGCGGTGGTTCGCATTCTGGCTTTTTCCAGTTTGCTGCGTCTTGGCACGGGTAACGATATGAGCCGTCATAACTACAGCCAGCGCAACCCCACAAAACGACCGCAATTAGCGCGCCGTAGCCGATGAAGTAACGCCATTTCACGAAGCATTTGGCAACAGCACCGACATGGTTTCTGTCCCTGTTGATGTGATGCCATAAATGGTTTCGTTTGGTGGTAGTTGTATGCGTATTACCCCGGCTTCTTTGTCAATATAAAAACCCGTGCTGGTAGTGACCGTTGAACTGCCTAAGTAAACAATTCCGTTTCCGATGTTGTGCAACATGATTTCGCGCCAACCAATCCAAGCTGGGACGACCAGCGTTGGTGATGTTGTAACGGAAACTTGTGTACCTCTCATGATGGTCTGCTTGGAAACTTGATTTTTTTAGGGTCTGTGTTGCTTGCTGGCAGGTCGCGCAACTTTTGACGGTAGGTTGCCCACGCTGCCTTGTCGGCTGTGCTGTCTGCTACTTGTGTCCAATCAGATTGGGCAAGTTCACGGTTACGCCATAAACGGATTCGGTCAAAAAAGTATTCGTCAGGTACTTCGTCTGCGTTTTCATGTGATGCAACTAAGTCAAGGTAATTCATTATGCGGCCTCGTAAAGAATACTAAAAAATATTTGGTCGTTTACTGCAACGGTAACTGGCGCGGTAGGACCTAAAATCCTTAAATCTTGTGTTGAGTTAAGAAAAGCCAATATTCGGAATACTGTGGTATCACCTGAAACTGATGTTGCAACCATATTGTACATTTGCGAAACATTGGAATCAAAAAATGTGGCAGAACTTAAAATAGGCCCAAAGTTGGATATTGATTTTGCTGCCACAGGAAAAGAAAAACGGTAGTCGCCATTTCCAAAAGTAGTGGTAGAACCGGGAATCAAAGCATATCTTGCATAAACCAATTTGTTTACTTGCGTGTATTGGCCTGTAAGTGTCCCGTTGCCTAATACTGGGTTTGTGGTTGTTGCAGTCCATACAGGCGTGAAACTTGTTAATGCTTCGCCGATGCCGTTTAGTTGGGCAGCGGTCAGCACCGCGCCAACAGAAAAAGGAAACGGGTTAGCCATAGTGTCACCTACCTTAGATCGTGTAAACCATTGATGCGAGCATTACGAACCCCAATTCAACCGCGACTCGTCAAGAACGCCCTGCGTAGTCGAGTTTAGGATGAAGAAGTTGTAAATCGTAAACGGCGCAAGGTAAACCGTCCATGTTGTTTCTGCCTGGGTTGCTGAACATGACCAGCCTGTGGCAATGACTTTTAAATCACGGTCAACGGTGTCACCTGGCTTACGGTATTTAAGCACAGAGTTGACAGTTGGTAAATCTTTCATGCCAGCCAACCAATCACGGTATGTGTTAGTTGTTGGGAAGTTCCCACCATCTACTTGTGTTTTGTCGGTAAACGAAATCACCACATTTATCAGATTTAGATCAGACAATACTTGCACCAAATATGATGCCAAGCTGTCTGCGCCTGTGGTCGTGTTGTCGTTAGATGTTAAGTCGGCACCATAAACACCATAAGCGGCAATCGACCCTGTGTTGGATTCTATTTGTGATGCTAAACCGACAGGATTAACCGTTACCTGATTAGCGAAAATGTCAAAAAACTGGTCACGTTTAATATCTTGATAACCAATTGTTGATGTTGATGCGGTGCGGCCGTAAGTGTATTGTGCAGCTCTTGCGTCAGCGCCACGGCCATACATGGTGATCGTTCCGCCTGATGACAATGGTGAGCCAGGCGAAGTGTTGTAAACCGCATAACCTTGTTCGGTGTCCAAACATTGGCGCATAAAGTCGGCTACAGAACCTGTCCACGTTTGACCTGACGCGGTGCTTCGAGCCCCAGGTGGGAATGCTCCGTTTACTGGTGCGCCGTTGTCGTTGATCATTTTGCGTGCTTGATAAAGCGAATAATCACCTGCTGTTGTGGTAACAGAATTAACTCTTGCTCGACCCAATCGCGCAATGTTGTCCTCGCCAAGAATGGTAATTGTGCTGTTGTTCATTGTGCCGGGCTCATCGTTGTACACGAATGAGGTGATCCAAAACACCATTGCTGTGCCCTCATAGCCGTTGGTGGATGGAATTAGGCGAAGTTGGTCACCAAGATTGCCTGAAAATGTTGACTCGTTGTTGTTAGCAATAGTGACCGAACAGGTGTTGCCGTTGTAACTATCAATAAACTTTTGGCGGCCCGTAGAAAAGTTGAGCGAACGAATACCAGAATAATTAATTCCTTTTGTTTCGTTTCTAACTCTCCATGCGGTGGTGCTCACAACAAAGCACCTGGCAAAGCACCGTTCTGGCGGACATAACGCTCAAGCGCATTGACGACTTGTTGTGGGTCTGCGCCTTGCACGTTTACGGTGATGTTTGTTGGGCTTGACATTTGACCCATTCTCGACAATGGCACTACGGCTTCTGGGCCTGCTTCGCCGATCAGGGCAAGAGTAGGGGCGCTGACAATGCCACCCTCAGCCATGCGCGGGATGCCCATGCGACCTGCAGCGGAACGAGGCGCTGTATTGCCACCCAACTGCGGTACTGGAACTGATGGTGCTTTTGGAATGTCAGGTAAAATTGGAATTGAGTTATATGCGCTGATAATTGCGTTAACCGCGCCGATGGCGGCATTAACCATGCCAGCAAAGAAGCCAATCACGGTGTTGACAATTGCGTTAATGCCATCACGGAACCACTCAAACTTCTTGTAAGCGGCAACCAATGCAACGACAAGTAACGCCACGCCTGCAGCGATTAGGCTGAATGGGTTAAGTGCCATGGCAATGTTGGTGACAACAATTGCGGCGGCAACTGCTCCGATGGCGGCTGCGATAGCCAAGAATGCTTTGGGGTTGTCTTGGGCCCATGCAGCAAACTTGTTTAGCACGGGTAGCACGGCTTCGAGCACGGGTAGCAGAGCTGCACCGATTGACTCTTTAGTTTCGCTAATAGAGTTTTTAAAAATCTTCATTTTGCCTGCAGCAGTCTCGGCGCTGTTGGCCGTTGCTCCGCCAAAGGTTCCACCAAGCACGTCCATAACTTCGTTGAGGCTTGCGCCTTCTTTGATCATGGTTGACATCTCTGGGGACAGCGAACGCAATGCCTTGAAGTTGCCTTGGTAAGCCTTAGCCAATGCGTCAGCAACGCTGGCAGAATCCATGCCGGTGGCCGTGCTGATGTCCATGACAAGGTTCATGTCGTTCATGGCAATGCCAACATCTTTTGTACCGCGC